AAAGTCTATAAACACTCTGATGTCTAACTATGGTGTTGATAATCCGAATAAATCCGAGGAATTATTAAAAAAGAGAATAGAATCATTTAAAAATAGCTCATATAAAGAATCCTTCCGGCGCACAAGTCTAAAAAGATATGGTGTTGATCATCCATGGATGATCAAGGATATACACAAAAAAACAATAGATTTTTTTTATACGGATTATAAGAGAAGAATCGAGAGTAAGATAAGTTCAGATTTTATTTTCATTGACTTTAAAAGGGGAGTATCAACAAATTTGGAATTTCACTGCAATACTTGTGATTCAAATTTTGAAATATTAACTTATCAGTTCTATGATAGAGTTAATAGAAATAATAGCATATGTACCAATTGTTTTCCTATTTCAGAAAATGCGTCAATATCACAGATTGAGATTTATAACTTTATCGTATCGAATTATCATGGTGATGTTATACTTGATTGTAAAGGTATACTAAACCAATATGAAATAGATATATATTTACCCGAATTAAAAATAGGATTTGAATTCAATGGTGTTTGGTGGCATTCTGAAAAATTTAAAAGTAAAGACTACCATTTAAATAAATACCGTGTATCAGAAAATAATAATGTCACTTTAATTTCAATATGGGAGGATGAATGGAATATAAAAAGAGATATAGTTAAGTCTCTTATTTTAAATAAAATTGGGAAAACATCTAATAGAATATTTGCCAGGAAATGTGATATAAGAGAAGTTAGTTATAAAGAATCTAGGACATTTCTATATAACAATCACTTACAAGGAGATTGTAAATCTTCTATAAGGATTGGTATATATAATAATGATGAAATTGTTAGCCTTATGACATTTTCTAAATTAAGATTACCAATCAGTGGTAAAAATGGTAGGGACAATAAGGACATCTATGAGCTTACTAGATTTTGTAGTATATTAGATACTGTTGTTGTCGGTGGGGCTTCCAAGGTAATGAGATATTTTCTGAAAAATTACCATCCAATTCGGATTGAGACATATTCTGATAACTTTATATCAAGTGGTGATTTATATAATAAACTAGGGTTCAAATATTCACATACATCTAATCCAGGATACTGGTATGTAATAGATGGTATTAGAAGCCACAGATTTAATTGGAGAAAACAAAAATTAGTAAAACTTGGATATAATAAGAATAAGACAGAGGAGGAGATAATGTCAGAACTTGGTCGATATAGGGTATATAATGCTGGGAATAAAAAATGGATTTATAATATAGGGTTACCCATTTAGGTCGCACTACAACTCCTGTTCTTTTATTGAACTTGAGTCACTTATTGGGTGGCATATTGTACACAGTGGTATATTAAATATTGATCTACTTTTGAAGTTATCATATTTGATCTCGAAATTGTGATCACATCCACAATCACATTTAAAAAGTGATATGCTATTGTTTAGATAGTTTAAATAATTTTTATGATTAGATATTTCATAATTTTTTCTATAATCCTCAGATTGGAATTTTTCTAATCTTTTTTTGTTTGATTTCTCAATATTTAAAGTTGATATTACACCATATCTGATTAGGTTTGTTTGTTTTATTTTCTCCTTAACACTATCTATTTGTGATATATGATCAACTCCATATTTTTCGATATTATTTACCCTTTGTTGTATTATGAATTCCTCGGTTTTTGAGTAATTATCAACTCCATGTCTATTTAAGTTTGTATTTTTAAACTTCCTTTGAATTGATTCATTCTGTAGTACATGTTCAACCCCATATTTTTCCAAATTTGTTTTTTTCCTCTTATCGTTGATATGTCTTAACTTATTTTTATCTACTTTCTTACCAAGATTTGGGTGTGGTTTTTTAGTGGTTTTTTTTATAGTTTCTTTGAATTTTAATATTCCACACTTTCTTGAGCAGGCATATTTTCCATCAATGTTCTTATTAATTATGCGATTATAGTCAACATTTTTTCGATAATGTATATGTTCACAGTAATCACACTTAACTTGTATTAAATCACTTATAGATTTTGGGAGATGTTCAATATTGACCGTTATATATTTCAATGAGATATCATATCCCAATGCTTTATAATGTTTTAACTTTTTATTATGTGATGTTTTTATTAATATATTTTTCGATAATATCATATTGTATATATTAAATATGACTTATTCTTTAATAAGTTTCTCAAAGGTTACTTAAATTTATTAGCCATATTACTCATATCATTCATATATGATCCTGGGTTAAAGTTTGGCATTGATTTTTGTTGACTATCCTCTTCCTTCTTCCTATTCTTTTCCTCCTCGCTAACAATCTCATTTATTATATCAATGTTTTCCTCTAGCATCCAGAATGGCCAGCAATCAATTGATGTTTCGATTACATGATAGTGTTTTTGTATCAGTAACTTATTCTTTAATAAATGCCTCAAAGGCATCATGAATAACGAAAATACCTGACGCTCCGTTGGGAAATGTCATCTCAGTGTGGACCTCCAAACCACACTCAGTACATTCAGTTCTTAGACCCTCAACACCAAGTGTCATTTTATTAACTGCTGAATTTAGAAATTGGAATGAAATATCATCCAGTCCTTGGAACATAACTAATTTTGATTTTATGCCATCATATGTAATAGAGTTTCTGTTCTCCAACATATATGGTATGATTTTTAGAAATGCCATGTTTGGTTTCTTATTATCTATATTCTCCTTAACAATATATTCGGTGAATGATTTAGATATTCCTATACTTGGAACAGTCAACTCAAATTCTTTGCCATTTGATATGTTGAATACGAAAGAATTTGTTCTTTCACTGTAATATTTACTGATTTTATCATCCATTTTGTGGAATTTAAAACTAGACCTTTTTAATTCGATTTGGTTCTGACATCCACAAGCACATTCAGCATCAACAGCTAATGTATTTCCTTGTTGGAAGGTTAATTCCCTTATTAGGAATATTGTATAGATTCTATCTTGATCCTTTAGATCTAAATAACTACCCATTTCACCATCTGGGAATTTTATCCTAACACACGATTTCAGCATGTCATTCATTTTTTCAAAAATATCATAAATATTTTTATCATCAACCATTGAATATGATTGTATTTCCCTTACTTGTGCGGATCTAACCATTAGTGATGTGCCCCTTGGGTAAAGATTACCACATGGTAGTTCAGTTATATCAACTGATATAAACTGTAAGTCGGTGGATCTTGAGCTACTAGGAGCTTTTTTAGTTGATGGATCTGATCTTAGAGGTGATTCAAATGATGATAAATGGTCCTTAAGATAATCATCTTCAGTCTTTTCCGGTTTTGGAATTTCTTTTGACATTATAAGTTTAGTGTATTTTCAGATATATATTGGAATTTTTCTCGCCCCTGTATTAATATATAGACAATGCGTCTTATTAAAAAGTATTCAGAGTTTAAACTGATCAATGAATCAAATACTGATGAATGGCCACCTGAAAGGTATAAAACAGATATTATGAGACTTAGGGAGTTATTTACTTCAACAGATTATGTTGCTGTTAGAGAGATTTTGAAAAAGTTCAAAGATGATTCTAGTGGTGATAATACAATTGAAGACATCTATTATCCGACAAAATATCCATCACAGGAGATTGAGGATAATCACGGTATTGAGGGAATATCAAGGGTTTATAAGATGCCCTTTGGATTTGATGAAGAAGAGATCGAAAATTTGATTGGGATATTTATGGAGGATACTGAGGTTATAGATATAATATTCAATGAGTTATTGTCATTAAATGATGAGCTATCTGTCTTCGATAAATTTGGTAAAAAGACTGTTATTATCGGGGGAGCTTGTTCTAGATTCACAGTTGATGATATAAAGGATTACCAATATAACAAGACAGAAATACAAGATTATAATAGTGATAAAAAGGAATATGTGATAAAAAGGATAGATAAGTTTTATTCAGATATTTATTCACATTTAACCAGAGTTGGTGTTGGGTTAAATTATTTCCCATCAATTGATACTTTGTTAAAGATAAAGGGCTTGGTCTAAGGAATTAATAGTTCATATTTTAATTTACCAGTATCATATATTTTTAGGTATGTCAAGTTTAGATTCGGGCACTCCAGTTATTGATTTTTTGAAACTTGATTTGTGTATTCTCTTATCCTTTACAAGGTATTTATAATCTGGTCTTGACTTGTTAATCTCTTTGAATCCAAGATTTTTATATAAATTACCATCACTCCAATGAGATCTTTTTAGATAATTCTTTGGATTGGAATCCTATACCACCATACTTCACGGATTTACTTAGAATCATGTAGATATATTTTTATTTTGAATAATTTTCTTTTCCTATATGTATGTTCCATGTCCTTGCATCCCCTATTACAGAATTTTTTGTCTTTCCTGCCATTTAATTGTTTATTGCACCTTCTATAATTACATATTCTTTCTATTATCATATAGTATATATTAGATTTTTGTATCACCCTTTACTTAATATTGAATAAAAGTTGATTTTTTATACTAATATATAAAACAAGAGGAATATATTATTAAATATATAAATAGAAAGAAAAAATAACAAACAATATGCCGTTACCACATTTCACTCAATTAAACATGACCGGTTCACCCGGTGGACCTGGTACTCAACCACAAGAGCCAGTATATGTAAATTTATTTGAGATTACCTTTATTTTTCCGGTAATCTTACAAGCTCAGGGTAGAGACCCTGTTATTATGTTACAACAGGCTAAGAACTTTGATATGGGGGTTACCAATAAGGCAATTGCTGTATCAGAACAAAGATATAAGTACTCTACAAGAGCATACTTAAACGCTGGTCCTGATAAATCAACAGCTGATCTTGATATTAAGTTCAATGTCAATGTTAATAATCAGGGTTCTATGGAAACTTGGAATACTTTGAGAGCATGGTACGACTTGGCTTGGAATTCACAGAATGGTTACCTACACTATAAAGCTGATATGATCGGAACATTAATTGTTAACCAACATGATAAGAAAGGACTTGTTTTGAGAAGGTTAACTTTCCAAAACTGTCAACTTAGCTCTGTCGCTGGTCCACCAATGGACTGGAGCGGACAGGGTATCTGGGAAGACTGTAGCGCTAAATTTGTTAGTGATTACTGGGTTGACGAGTATATTGATAATAACTTTACTATCCAACCACCATTTGTTGCAGGATACTAATCAAGTAGATAATTTTTGAATATATACCTATATGAAGACAGATCATATAGGTATTATTTTTTCTAAAAATCCCACTAGAAGTTCTAAGTGGTTCATGGATAATTATGAGGATGAGTATATATGTGTTGATAGACATATATCTGATAATATCAGTTGGAGGGAAAAACTATACCTATATATTAGTAACACCTCTAAACCAATATGTTATTGTGGTGGCCACGTCTCCTTTATATCTGCTAAATTAGGGTATCGAGAATATTGCTCAACCAAGTGCCAATCCAATTCAATTAAAACCATAGAGAAAAGGAAAAAAACAAATTTAAAAAAATATGGACATGAATATGTATTGGAAAATAAAGACATCAAGGACAGTATATCAAAAACAATAAAGGATAAATATGGTGTGGATAATATATCACAATCAAATGATATTAAATTAAAAAAGAAAAATACCACCCAAGAAAATTATGGGGTTGATTATAATTCACAACGACCCGTTATGAGAGATATTAATTCCAGGTCAATGACTATTCGCAATATTGAAACAAATACTGATAGACATATCAATTACTGGAAAAACAAACTATCTGAATATTCATTAGAATTTATAAATAAGGAAGTCGGATCTGTTTTAGAAATAAAATGTAGTGATTTTAATCACACATTTAAAATACATAAAACCATGTTCAATGATAGGGTTAAAAATAAAACTCCTATATGTACTGTGTGTTATCCTATAAATAATACTTGCTCACTGGGAGAGCTTGAACTATATAATTATATATCCAGTATTTATCATGGTGAGATCATTCAATCATATAGGGATGGTTTGGAAATATATGTTTATTTACCGGATTTGAATATTGGATTTGAATATAACGGATTATATTGGCATTCAGAGGAATTTCGGGATAAGAGATATCATTTGGACAAGGTTAATTATTTTAAAGAAAGGGAAATACGTATTATCCACATCTGGGAAGATGATTGGAAATACAATACTGATATAATCAGATCACAGGTAAGAAATTTACTGAATTTAACTGAAAAAAAGATATTTGCTCGTAAATGTGTTATCGAAGAGGTTAAGGATTCTAAAATATGTAGTGAATTTTTTAATGAGAACCATATACAAGGAAAGGTCAATTCATCTTTAAAGTTGGGACTTTTTTTTGACGGTGAGATGGTCGGACTCATGACATTTGACCATTTTGAGGGTCGTGGAATATTATCAGGTGATGAATGGAATTTAAACAGATTTTGTACAAAAACAAACCATGTCGTGGTTGGTGGCGCATCGAAATTAATAAATTATTTTATAAAGGTTTATAATCCTAATAGGATAATATCTTATGCTGATAAATCATGGAGTCTCGGTAAATTATATGAAAATCTTGGATTTAATAAATTATATGAAACCGATCCAGATTATAAATATGTGGTTGGTGACAAAAGGATACACAAATCAAATTTCAAAAAATCAAAATTTAAAAATGGCTTGAGTGAATCTGAGAATATGGGAGAATTTAGTAAAATATATGACTGTGGTAAGATAAAATATGAGTATATAATTTATGATCCAATGGGGTTTTAAATTAAAACAACAACATATCAAATTCCATCTATAAATGGAAAACCGATTGTTGGTTCAAAAAATATAAAATGTTTAAATTAGAAAGATCAAGAGATGGTTTTTTATTTACTGGAAAAACTTTAGAAACCTTTAAAGTAATAGAGGATGGTGAAAAAAGAGAGAAGGGATCTAGTTCCGGGTTCTACAATAAATTAGATACTTTAAAGGGTATTGGACTTGGAATCTTCACCATCTAAGTATAAAGAGATGTTTTGAATAAACAAATATAAAGTAATCCAGTATAATCTATATGAGAATAGATCTTCCAAAAGATGGTGATACAAGGTACATAACTAAATTTCTATTTAAGCCAGAGAGGTTTGATGGTAGTATACGATTTTTAGAAAAAGTAACTATAAGACAGGGGTATTTTTATCATGGCATGATTCAACCAGGATGGTCAAATATTTGCTTATCAAATCCACTTACTGGAAGTCCGGAAAGTTTTGAAGTGTATAGCTATACACCTCTATTAAGGAATCCGATGACGGAAATTGGCGTTTATCCAAATATTAATAAAGATTCTCATATAAAAAAAGTATAATTTTATAGTGAAAGTTTACATGACCACCGATTGGCATTTCGGTATTTACCTTAATGATCTGAACAAGTGGATAAATATGATGGAAGATTATTTCTATAATTTTTATATACCATATTTAAAGAAAAATGTAAAAGAAGGTGATGTACTTGTGCATTGTGGGGATCTATATGATAACCGAACTTCAATTCCAATTATTGCTTCTTATAAGGTTGAAAAGATATTATCTGAAATAGCAAAGATAATGCCTATACATTTAATAGTTGGTAATCATGATTTATATAACAAGGGATCTAATGATGTAAACTCTGTTAGATTATTCGACCATATCGATAATATTAGTGTTTATACAGAGGCAGCAAATATTGAAATATTTGATAAGAAGTTAATATTAATACCTTGGGTCGAGAAAAGGTTAGATCTTATAAAAACGATCAAGGATAATCCGGGTGATTACTTATTTTGTCATTCAGATCTTAATGGTTGTAGAATGCACCTTAGTTCGGTTGCTCATAGAAATCCAGATAAAATAGATATTTATGAATTTAAGGGGTATAAGCATGTTTTTAGCGGACATATTCACCTTAGACAAACAAATAATAATTTCACATTTATTGGAGCTCCATATCATATGGATAGAAACGATATTGGTGATGAAAAGGGGATAACTATACTTGATATTGTTAGTGGTGAAGTTGAATTCGTACCAAATACATATTCACCGGTTTTCAGAAAGGTTATTGTGAAAACAAGTGATGACATTGATATTCTTGAAAAATATACTGATAGTAAGGATTATATTGACTTAGCTGTATCAAATAATTTACTTATAAATGATAGAAGACTTCGTAGAAAGTTAGAGATAATGTTAGAATCTGGAGGATTTACATCAGTATCTTATATTGATGATATACCAAGGGAGAAAGAGGATGATGAGGATCTGGATGGTATGATCGATGTATCTATACAGTTGGATTATGAGGAATTTATAAGGGAGTGGATTGTTAAAAGAGAATATGATAGTAAGTTTCAGGGCGGAATACTAAAAGAATATGATTCTATAATAGAGATATATCAGGATAATTACAGGAGCAATGTGTGATAATCATGACAACTTTTTTACCAGTTCAAGTGGTGAATTGAATCCGAATATGTCTAATATTTCTTCAACCTCTTCATCAGATTCAGCATATTTTAGTTGATATAAAATATCATTTTTTAGTGTTTTCATAACATGATCGGTGAATTGTTGCATAGTCATGTCATTTCCATTCATACTAATATTCTTACCTTTAAGAGTTATATCAATATCAAAATTCTCAAGCCATTTTGAAAATGTTATCCTCTGCGAATCATTATTTGATATATCTCTTGTTTTTAATAGACCAATTAATAAAAGCATGTCGATTATTTTATCAGCATTTTCGTCCTGTATAAAAGAATTGTAACCACCAACTGACCTATCCTTTTTATTTGAAAATCTTTCTTCCGACCCCCTACTTGTTGGTAATTCCTCCCAGTTAATATTAATGGCTGCCTGTAATACTTTCCAAGTATAGTTAAGATCTACCCACTCTGATTTGTGGTGTTCATCAAATCCACCAGCGCTTAAATTAGTACATTCTGGTATGACGTCCATAAATGTAGCAGTGTCAGTATAATATCCAAAAGCTCCACTTTCATCATGTGGTATTCCGAATCTTTTTAAATCTTGTGATAATTTTTCAGTAAATTCTTCTGAACAGCAAAATCTACCCATTTGTCGTGTTACAATAGATCCATACCTTCTTCTATCAAATGCTATACATCTTTTGAATCTTTTGAAATACTCCGGGTTTGATTTCAAAGCATTTGAAGATCCATATAGTCCTCCGCTTTTTAATGGCTCCTCACCCAGGAAGAAATAGTATGTTCCTGGTATTCTATCATTTATCATTCCAATGAGAATTGAGCATCCTAGTTTATTATCACCTCCTAATATGGTTGTTCCGTCAGTTGATATTTTATACTCGTCCTTTTTGTTAATAACATGATTCACTTTTTCATGATCCGTGCAATAAGTATCAAGGTGTGTCGTGAAAAGTGTTTCAGATCTACCTATTTCATAATAATAATTACCGATAGAATCCTTTTTAAATCCTGTTGGTAGATACTTTTCCAATTTTGGCTCCCTGCCAAATGGTATTGTCCATTCGGTTAATTTTAAAAATAGTTCTTTTAGTTCTGGTTTTGTCATCTTACAAATATATATATTATTATTGGAATATAAAAATTGTTTAGATGATAGGCAGTTATTTATATATAATTAATGTCTAAACAGTGTAGTAAATGTAAATGTGTTAAAGAATTTTCCATTTTCTCAATTCGAAACGGTAAATACTCTTCGAGTTGTAAAGAATGTAAAAATATTGCTAGCGCGAAATGGAGGAAATCAAACAAAGAAAAGATGAAATCATACCGATCTAAATGGGTAGATGAGAATCCAGAATACCAAACCAGGTATTATGAGAATAACAAAGATAGGCTATTAGAGTATAGAAAGGGTTGGTATAATGATAATATTGAAAGCGTTATAGAAAGGTCTAGTAATTATTACCACGATAATAAAGATAGTATTCTAGAAAAAAGAAATATATATTATAATGATATTAAGAATGATAGTGATTTTCTCCTAAAGAGAAGAAATTATATTAGAATATGGGGATCGAATAACCCACATTATATTTTTTGTAGAAATATAGTAAAGAGGTCATTAGCGCATATTGGTACCGATAAAAAGAACACAACCAACAATCTTTTAGGATATTCACCTGGTCAATTAAGGAATCATTTAGAAGGTTTGTTTATTGATGGTATGTCTTGGGATAATTATGGTGATTGGCATATTGATCATATAAGACCAATATCTAGTTTTCAAGAATCGGATAAAATAAGTGTTATCAATTCCTTGGATAATTTACAACCTTTATGGGCCGAGGATAATCTAAAAAAAGGAAATAATTACAATGCTTGATGATTCACTTATATTCTTCGACAAGGAAGGACACTCACTAAATTACAATTATAACTCTACTATTGGAAGATATGAGGGTGATGTTATATTTCACGAGAATTCTAGTGATACTTATAAGACACAGGCTATTTATATGTTTCAGAAGTTAGATGCTTTTGAGTATGACAATCCACCAGATCTTACTATTAGAAAGTTTCAACTATTTAATGAGTTTGGTATTAATTTCTACAATTCTAAATATTTTATACAATCAATAATTAGTATTGAACCTGTTAACCAAGAACCAGACTATTATTCTAAATGGGTATATGGTGATGAATTCCATAGAAAGTTCCCAATTGGTACAGTTTTTAGATTTAACTCAAATATATTTGAGTTTACTAATACTGACCAGACATATGTTGTTATTTCAACTAAAAGAGGAGCTATAATGATAATAACATTTGTTGATAATCAGACATTTAATTTTGCTTATCCTTGGGGTTTAGCATCATCTTATGTTAATCAAACAGTTTCCTCTATGGATGTTATTGGTATATATAATTATGTTGACTCAACTACATTTGTTGATAATTTATCACCAGATTGGAATGAGCCTGGATTTTATGATGTATTGTACACTGGTAGAAAGTTGAATATAGTTAATACATCCAAGAATGATGAATACAAACCAGGTGGTAATTATGAAGATGTAGAGGTTGTTACTATTGAGAATCCGGATATATTGGACATAGTTCATTTTGAGTACTATCTAAACGAGTTATCTGTTGGTGTGAACCAGGATGTTGAGATTGAGGTTATCACAAGGACCGATTTACCAATGGTTTACCAAGGAGGTGTTCAATTTGTAGGCGCATCTGATAAATTAATATTCACATCGGACATACCAACATTATTAAAGCCAGGAATACAGTTCAAAGTGATAAATTCTGTATTGAATACACAATTCTTCACCGTTGATAATGTTTCAAACTTTACGGGAAATGCTAACTTAATTAACTATGTTATCGGTGACCAAGTTATGTGGAATAATCAAATAAGTGAGTGTGTTTTGTCACACACATGGTATGCTACATCATCTACTAACCCAGATAGCGCAACATTTTGGGGAGACCCTACATATTTGCCACTTGCTCAGACACCTGTTAATGAAACTTTGTTACAGGGTGATATATATCTAACAAATGATCATTTATATTTTTCACAATCATATACATTTTCATCAGCAGTAACACTGGCATCAGCAGCTGATAGATTCAAAGAGGATTTATCATCACTGAATATAGACATATACTATGATATTAATAACAGTAGATTGGTAGCGGATTTAATTTACCCTACACAATATGCAATGGTCAATTTTTACACAACCGCATTGCCAGGGACAGCGGTTGGATCAACGAATAAGATATATGAGAACGCTATAGAAATTGAGGAAAGCATTGTTAGGGAATTTAACTATGATATAAGTGAGAACTTTGATTATAATGTAGTATTCACTGATATTGATGAATATGGTATAATTGTTACTATAAACAAGGAAGTATACCAAGAAGAGGTAGAATTTTTATACTCCTCAGGAGTTGTTGATATGGAAAGAAGCATGCATAAGACACTACGGAATTGGTATTCTAATAATGCTGTCGGTCTTATATTATTGGGTATTATACCAACACTTCAAACAATAGGATCGGTATCACCTTATTATAACTCTATAAATTTAGCAACTCAATATCCAAATATACCACTTGAGTTCAATGTGAAGGTTGGATCAACAGCAGATTTTTATATCGAACATTCATATTTGACCTTCTATGATCCCTCTAACGAGGGTGTTGTTCCTGGAATTGGTAACTATATCAATATACAAGTAAACAATAGATCTTATGGTATATCACATTTGACTCCTGATATATCTCAAACATTGCAAAATTGGGTAGATAATTATTATGATATTTTAGATAATTATGGGATATATGTTAAAAATGCCGCATCTACATTAGAATTTAGGGTAAAATCACAGAGGCAGAGGTGTGATATTGTTGTAAGTCCTGGACTTTCAACATTACCAGGAGATTTCAATTATAAACTATCTAAAAAATTTACTGGAAACCATGGTGCTTTGATAACATCGAATGAGATATTGTTAGGAACCGCTTCGGCAACACAATCACAGTACCAATCCTTGGAAAATGCTGGATTTGCTACCGGAATGGTTGTTGGTATAAATGGCACCGTTTATCCATTACAAAATGTTGAATATAATTCACTATATCTAGAGCCAGAAGTAATTAATTTAAGTTACGAAGGTCCTTTTTGGGGATCAACATCTTCATTGTGTAATGTTTCCCCGTTCTTAACAATTGCTTTTAATGGTGGGTTTGGGGCGACTGCTTGTGTGTCCGCTACTTCATCCGGGTTGGGGATGTTTAATTCATTACAGTTCGGTGGATCCTTTACTACAACATATATAAATTCTATAACATATAGTGTTAATACTTATAATATCTCTTCATATGTTGCTAGCACCGCTAGTATGGTAGATATTAAATATATTCAACTATCCAATACTATAATGGTTTTGGATAATAATGTTATTGTTTATGATGCTATTAACGCTTCATATACCGATTCTATTGATTTAAATGGCAACACTAGTAGTATTTCGATATTATTTAACGATGTTGATAGCTATGTATACGCTCTCTCATTAAATGGTATATACCAGATAGATCCATTCACTAATAATTTAGTTTCTAGTGCATCACATTCAAATGCATATGCATTTGATTATAATACTGATAATGGTGATGTTTATGTTACAACAGATTCGTCTGTTTTAATTTATAATAATGCTGTATTGGTTCAGACAATATCCGGATCTTCTTATAATCTTGTTTTTAATGATTTTGAAAAAGATATGTATGTTGCTAGAAGAAATGGTACAGATGTTAATAGAATAAATGGATCATCTAGATCCATTCAATCGACATATACTATTGCTGGTCTAACCAATGATAAATTGGTTTATGATCGTGTGAACGAATCGGTATATGTATATGGATCAGTTAATCTCTATAAGATTGATAATAACTCTGTAACTCCAATACCACTTGTATTGACTGGTGGTTTTAATGATATGATCTTTAATAATACTATAGATTCTATTAACATATCTAATGATAATCCTTTGTTTTCCGCTTTAGATATTTCAGATGACACTTATAAATACAATGAGGTTACCACTGCTTATGGTTATCAATTAATTAATTATTATGATGGACAGGTTTATATTTCTAATCAGGACCCGTTATCAGCTTCTATTGATATCTATAATAGTAATACCGGTGATTTTAATGAGCAAGTTCTATTGAATGTTGGTGAAAATACGACAAAATTAACATGGGATCCTGATAGAAATAGTATGTGGTTTATACAACCTACACTAAAAAGATTAATTGAGGTTGTATCATCTATAACATTATCAATAATCACAGTTCCTTCTGGCCCACCTATTTCTATAACAGAGAGTAATTATGGGACATTGGCATCGGATTATATTGAGAGAAACTACCTATGGTTGCATACAAGGGACTATATAAGAAGACCGAGGGCTAATTTCAATGATGATGTTGATGTAAATCTTTACTGGAAATGGTTTTCTGGTAATGTGCCGGAATTCTTCCTCTATGATTTCTCTGGTAATATGTTACCAACATCTAGCGTCCTATCATACACTGGGGATAAGCCATTGGAGACAGTAAGGCTTAATTTGACAGCTAATAGGGATATGGATAAAGTAAAATCACCTGAGTATCAACAGACTGTATTTGGTAGAATTGATCATATACTTGCTAAGGTTGATGATGAGGATGATTATTCAATTGTGCCAGAACCAATCGAAACATTTATTGGGTTTAATTCAGTTGAGGAGGGAGCCTTGAGGAGTATATTACAATTATACCAAGAAGAAAATGTAGATTACACAATTGATGTGACAAAAGATGTTAGTAATATAATATCCATTGATCATATCGATGACCCGATTACAGGAGATAGATATGGTAAGATATCATTAGCCCCATTATCAACTGATATATTCCTAACAGATAGTGATGGATTACCAAGAGGGTTTAAACCTGGCCAACATGTAGCTATGTTTATAACAGATATTACTAACTCAAGGAATCAGTATATCTCAAATAATAATGGGTACTTATTAAAAATAAGAAATGTTTACTCAAGAGAGATAACATTTGACTACTTTAAATCAGTTGATGTTTTGTCACCTGAGACATCCATTGTTAGTGACTATCCATCAGATGGATCAACTACCTATTTGTCTGTTAGGTTAAAGGTGTGGGACCGTGAGATAGGTAGGTTTAATGTTT